GTTCATTGGTTGTACAGATACGAAATCTTTTGCTACGATTTCACTAAAAATTCTTCTTACTAATGGTAGAGCTACACCAGCCCACTCTTCTGAATTTGCAGAAGTACCAGTAGAAGAAGCTTCTTTTACTAATTGTCTTGCTTGGTTTTCTAAAAGAGTCGCAACGCCAGCTTTTTCAACTTCGTTTGAGATTCCTTCTAAAAGACCGGTTTTTTCCCACTTACCAGCTAAAGCTCTTGTAGCTTCAGATAGTCTTGCAGTGTGAGAAGAACCTTCATTTAAAATGTTTTTTAAATCCATTTTTTTTCTCCTATTAATCTTAATTTATTATTTTAAACCAGCTAGCTTTTTCCATCTAGCGGCCATTTCATTGCCCTCAGAAATTATTTTCTTTGGTGCTGAACTTTTTGTTGTTTTAGAAGCATAACCTTCTTTAACAACTGTTCTTTTCTTTTTAGCAACATTTAAGTTTTCTGCTAAAGTTGAAAATACTAATTTAACTTCTCTTACAGATGATGTTCTATCAAAGTTTTCAAGAACTTTAACCTTTTGGTTTTCGTTCAATTCAAAAGTTCTGAATAATTTGTTAGTGTAAAGTAGTTTAGCATTTAATAAATTTACTTCATTGATAGTTTTTTGTAAACTTTCAATTGTTAAATATGCTTCTTCTAATTCTTCACTAGCAACTTCTTCTTCTTCCATTGATTCATCTTCTTCAGATACTTCTTCATCAGATTCTTCCATTTCTTTCAAAGTTCTAATAACTTCGTCTAAATCGATATCTTCTTCTTCAATATCTTCATCTTGATTTTCATCAGATTCGTAAGTTTCATCAGCGTTCTCATCTGATTCATCATAGTTCTCATCAGCGGTTTCATCAGCGTTTTCATCCGATGTTGCCATTTCAGCTTCTAATTCAGCGATAACAGACTCTAAGTCTAATTCATCTTCATCTTCTTCAGCTTCCATTTCTTCTTCAGCTTCTTCTTCAGCTGGTGCTTCAGGTTCCATATCCATAGATACTTCTTCTTCTTCACCTTCTTCTTCAGTTACTTCTTCTTCGTGTGTTGCTTCATCTTCTTCAGCTACTACCAATTCATCATCGTTTTCTACTTCAGAGGAATCATTTGCATCATCAGCAGGTTGAGCGTTATCGCCAGCACCTAAATCAGTTGAATCTAATTCTTCTTCCATTTCATCAACATCTTCATCAGCTTCTTCAGCTAACTTTGCAGATATCATTGATTGTAACTTTGGAGTGAATGCTTCCTCTAAGGCTAGTTTAGCGTTTGCTAGAGCAGTTTCTTTAACGGCTTTTGCATCAGCGATAGCTTCAGATAACAAGTCTTTTCTTCTTGCCATAATTGTTCTCCTTAAATTTGTTTTTGGAAATAAGATTATTGAGAATCTTAATAGATATTATTTACTAATATATTATAATCACTTATTGGGAAGTGATATTTTATCTACTATAAATAGGGTAGTTTAATGGAAACCATTAAAAAGTGTTAACTATTTATTGTTCGTTCTGTCTGCGTTGCCAATCAGCTCGGACTGCTAGTTGCATTTTCCTTCTTTTTACTGCTGATGGTTTCAGAAATTCTTTACGTTCTTTTAACTCTTCTAGCTTACCACTTTCTTTCATTTTTCGTTTGAACATCTTTAAAGCTAGTTCTATATTACCACCTACTACTCTTACTCCAGAATAACAACCTGGTATTTCCATATCTTCTTTTCTTACTCTAGTGTAACGTTTTTTATTTTCTTGCATATTGAAATTATAATTGTTTATAAAAAAATACACCTACCACATTGTTGTTGATAGGTGTATATAAATATCTAAATAAATTTAGTAAAATTACTTTTCCATTCCTCTGAATGATTTAATTTTATATTTTTTGTAAAGTGCACCTATCTCTTTATGAAATGGTAACATTTGTTGATTGTAAACTTTAGCTGATTGGTCTTTCAGTTGAACCATTTGAATTATATCGTGGTCATCAGCTTTCTTAGCAAACTTAGTTCCAACATAACCTGATGCATTCTTTCTGATTACATCTGGATTTGGAACTTCATTAATAGTACCTTCATTAACTCCTTCAGATAAATCATCAATACCCTGCTTCATATCTCCAAATAGTTTTCCAAATTGTTTTTGTTGTTTGGAATCTAATTTTTTAATATTCTTTAGATGCTTCTTTACCATAAAAGATAAGTCAACTGAAATGTCTTGTAATATATCTGAGTAATCCATTGTTATTATCCTATTTTCTTTAGTGAATGTGTTTGAGTTGCTATCCAGCTATCACCCACACCTGCCATCTTAGCTGCTTTCTTAATAGCTTCAACAGTATTTCTTGCTTTTACCTTATATACGTTCTTCTTAGATAGTTTAACACCACCAAGATTCATATCAGCAAAACTCATTTCCCAAGTTGCGAATCCACCTTCGTTGATTTTTTCTTCTTCTACTTCATCGGATTCGTTTATTTTTTTATTATTAACTGATGCTAACATATCTTTTGCTGATACCTTCATCTTTATTAATTTAGATGATGGTAGTTCACCAAATCCAAATGATTCTTTTAATAAGTCTTTTAATTTCATAGTTCCCTTTGATTCTTTTGTGAATTCTTTTGCGTTATCTTTATCATCCTTTGAAACATCTTTTACAGGATATTTTTTACCATCTACTTCAAATTCACTATCACCATTTGCAATTGCTTTTGTTCTAGCAGCTCCGAATTCATTTCCTTCTTCAAGATCTTTTTCTTCTAATTCATTGATTTCGTAATACTTCCCTAACGTTTCACCAATTTCATCATAAGATGATTCTAATCTTTGTTGTAGAGTTGAAACTTCTCTTAAAGTTTTCTCAAATATTTTAAATGATTCATTCATTCTCTTTACATGTCTACCAACAGTAATACCATCAAATGAACCTTCGGTTTCTTTAACCATATTTTTACCAGCAACTTCTACCAATCCTCTGATTGATTCGTACACTTTAGATAATCCTTCTTTTCTATATACAGATTCACCAAATTTTTTGTATGATTTAACTGCTTCTAAAAAAGCTTGTTTTTGTTCTGTAGTCATCTCTGAAGATTCTTCTGTTCTATCATCTTCTCTCATTGATATTCTATTATAAGAAGGTGATGCTTGTATTCTCATTCCTTCAAATAAGTCTTTTAATTTCATTGTATTTCCCTTTGATTCTATTATGTTGTCTGCGTATTTACCATTCAATACTACATCAGCACCACCATTATGATTCCACCATTCTCTATGAGATGCATCTAATTTTTTTATTCCTGCCTTTGATGGCCTCTTAACTAATGATTCTGCTACTTTAAGTAATTCTTTTAATTCATCATAAAAATCATCAAGCTTATCTTCGTTACCAGCAGTTGGTTTGAATTTATGTTTTAAAGTTGTTTTTATTGCGTTAACTAATACAGGTCCAAATGAATTTACTACTCTATCAACATCCATTTTTTCACGTTCCACTGCTTTTATAATAGCTTCAACATTATTATAAATAGCCTCTGCAAATCGTATCCCTCTGGAATCTTTTGATTTATGCTTTCCAGCCTCTTTTAACATATCAGTTAGTTTTATAGTTCCCTCTATTTTTATTTCCATCATCTTCTTAGCCTCAGCTTCGATTTGTTTCTTAATGTTAGATGGTACTTTTTTATCGTAATATTTTATTTTTCCTTTTGAATCAATGTGAGCTACATTTTTGTAATCACCCTTTTCTTCTTCAGCTTTATTGTAAACAGTTAATCCGTTTCCTTTACGAGCCATTCCGATATCGTACTTAGCTTCGTTAACTACTGATTCATCAACTGCTGGTTTAATAAACATTAATCCAACTTTTGATTTAGGTACTTTTAATTTTTTGATTGCTAATAGTTTTGCATTGTAAAGGTCTTTAGCTTCACCTTTTTTAATTTCAATTTGTTTACCATTGTATCCAGCAATCCATCCTGCAAACTTTGATTCGTTTACATTATCTCTCATTGCTTTAGATTCTGTAGTTAATCTTTTTTTGTATTTTTTAGCCATCTTCATAGCTGCTTTTACTATACCTTTAAAATCTTTAGCATCTTCATCTGCTACTTTACCAGCATCAAATCCTTCAATACTAACGTAGTATGGTTTATCTTCATCTTCATATTTACCAACAAACAACATCAAATCTTCACCGCCATCAAATATGAAGTTACTATTACCACCATGATATCTAGTATCATCAGGTTCAGAATCTACATCTACCCCTACTGCTCTTTGTAAAGATTTTCTAACAATTTCTTGCTCTTTATCTGATAACATTGGTTCTGCTCTTTCATTCAAAGCTTCGTTTACATTATCTCTCATTGCTTTAGATAAAGTTTTAATATACTTTAATTCTTCTTTAGCACCTTTGTGTTTAGCGTATCTATCCAATCCAAAGTGTCCCATAATACCTAATGATAAGTTTAATCTACCTTTTTTAGCATTTGGGTACTTTCTACCATAAGGAGATGAGTTAAACCAATCAATCATAGCTTGTGCCATTTCTTTTGATAGTTTAATTCCCTCTACTCTATCAGTATTACCTTTTACAACCTGCTTTAATCCACCGATTGCTGAGATTTCGTTAAGTGAGTTTTTTATATCAGTTAATTTCATTTCGTTTCCCTTAGATTGAACAAACACCATCTATTTCACAGATGATATCTCTTACTAATGTATTAATTTTTTTATATGATTGTGTTTTTACGTTTCCAACTACTGATTCGTTCATTGGTCTCATAAATGCACCATGTGTTGATGGGTTTGATACAAAATCCCAACAAATTAAATCAAAATCATCTTCTACAGTAACAGTGTTACCATTACTAGCTTCTTTTACAGAACCCATACCTCTTGAAGAGATACCAACCGTACAACCTGCCTCTAAAAGTTCTTTAAGGATGTTCCCTGCTGGAGTTTTGAGTACTTCTACCTTACCCATTACATCATCACCCTTCCAATATACTTCTCTGATGATATGTGATGTGTTTTTTAGTTCAACTACCGAAGATTCGGGATGGTCTAACTCACCAAACGCTCTATTTTCTTTAATTTCTCTACCAAGATATTTTTTAACCTCTCGTTCTAAGATTGAACGTGGATAAACTCTACCATTTTGGTTTTCAGCTTCAGCTCTTTGGAGTACACCATTAACAATCAACCTACCATTATTATTTTCTAATGATTCGTTAATTTGACTTGTAGTCATTTTAAATGGTATAGTATCTATAAGTAATTTATTCATTACGCTCCCCAAACTTTTCGTTTTCTATATAAATCAAACATGATTTGTGCTACTTCATATCTAATAAGTAGACGAATATTTTCTAAATCTTTATTAGATAGTTCCTCTTTTAATATTTTCTTAGTTGAACTCATATGGATAACTCTTTTATCTTACGTGCTACATTTAACATACGTTCTGATATCTTACCAAACCTAGTTTGAGTAGATTTCCAATATTTAGCAGAATCCACACCAGCTTCAGTCTTTAGTTTAGCGTTCTGATTAACAATACGTTCTAATTTAAACATCATACTATTAATTTCTTTAATAGAGTGATTAATTTTCTGATGTTGTTTTAGATTACCATCTTTTTTATATTCTTTATAAGATATTTCGTTAATCTTATTTTCTAATTTACTTTCTAACGATTCTAATTTCTTTGAGTTCATTTTTGATTCCTTTGCTTTCTTATACCCTAACACTTCAATGTGGTCATCATCCAAATCATCTTCATCTTTACTCTTTGAGAATGCGTTTGGAGTCTTTACCGGGCCCTCACCACCATCTAAGTTACCAGTTACATTAGCTTCTTCAATTTCTTCAAACTTATCTTCTATTTCTTTTAATAAACTTTTCATTTGAATACCCTTTTTAACTCATCAGTTAACTCAGTATATCTGAGTAATGATAGAATCTGAGATTCTGTGATTACTTTTGATGTTTTCAACTTAGTTATTAATTTTAATACTTCGTTCACCTTAATGTTAGTAACTTTATCTGTTACATTTACATTATTTATATCGTTTTTAATAGAATTACATTCTCTTACAACAAATTTCTTTAATTTAGCTGAATTATCAACTGAGTTAATATATTCTCTAAGAATAGATTGTTGTTTATCACTTAGATTGGTGTATTTGTTGTTGAAATTTTCAACTAACATCTTCCAAGCTAATAATCTTACCTCTTTTGGTTGTTTAGAATATTCTTCATTAATAGTACTAACCACTACATCGGTAGGTTGTGAGTTACCTGTTAAAGATTCCATTATAGTTGATTTACACTCAACATACTCTTTTGGATTATCTGAATTGTTATGTTCAAATAATTTATAGATAGATGCGTTCTCTTTATAGTTAGATACTCTGTACTTAAAGAAATCTTCTAATACAAAGTTTTTCTTTATTGCTTTAATTAGGTTATATTTCTGTCTATTTAATGCAGCTTCATTTAATTTACTTCGTTCTTTTAAAATAATATTTAAAAATTCAGATGCTTTATATTCCGTTTCGAATGTTTCATCTATAAACACTTTATATAACCTAAGTTCTGTTGCTAACTCTGTATTTTTGCTAAAATGTTCTTTAATGATTCTAGTAGCATAAGAATCCGTATTGTTTAATGTATCAGTAGCAATTTGCCTTACTAATAATTCAAACAGAATTCCTGTGTTCTTATACTTACTGTGTTTTAGTTTTTTCATTATATTCCTCATAGTTTTTTTACAAAGTCAACTATATATTTGTTATAAATATTGTTTTTCTAAGAATCCAATATGTTTTTCTCATCCAATAATGATAAACTTTCATCATTAGTGTCCTCTTTCAGAGATTCCATTAGTATTTTTTTGGTTTTACCCTTGCTTTTCATAGTATTAATAAGTGAATTTGTGTGTTCTTTGTTTATTACAGAATTTGCATTAAAAGTTTCTGATTTAACACTAATACTCTTATTACCTAAAGGGTCTCTTCCAAGTGGATTATCATCAGTTCCGTAATTACCAGATTTTTTAGGTCTACCAGCACCCTCATGCCCACCTTCAGGTGCACCACCAACATCTTCTCCCATAGTTCCACTATCACCACCTTCAGATTGTTGTATTACTGCTAAATCATGTGGAGTACCAAATGATTCACCAGATACGATTGGGTCGTTACCTTCTGCTGCTAATTGTTCATGTCTGAATCCTAATTTAATATCGTTAAGAACCTTATACTGTTCTTGTTTCCACTCTTCATCACTCATATTGAATATATGTTTGTACATCCATTCTTGTGATATCATTTTTAAATCTTTCATATCAGAAACTAAAGATACTTTTTCAGACCAAAGGTTTGCTTTCTCTTGTTCGTATATAATAGATGGAGTAGTAAGTTCTAATTCGAAGTTTACTAATTGGTCATCAGTATATCCTTGAGAATATAAATGTACAATAGCAATCTTAGTTAATTCTGAAAGTACAATCTTTTGTATTCTTTCTACAGAACGTGCAAATCTAATATCTTCTTGTGCTAATGTTGCTTTACCTTCAACACCTTCTTCATATCCAATAAATGCTTTTGGAACTTTAAGTGCCGCTAACATTCTATTCTTTAAATATTCAATATCATCAATACCACCAAATTCCATTCCACTTAGAGAATCGATTTCAGTACCACTCTGTCCACCTCTTACAGGTAGATAGTAATCTTCCAACATATTCTGCATATTGAATTTAAGGTTGTAATCACCAGTAGCTTCATCAATATAAGGAACTTTCTTCATCTGGTCTATAATATTAGCCATATATGAATCAACTTCTGCAGGTGGAATATTTCCAATATCAATTTTAAAGATTCTCTTTTCGGGTGCTCTCATAATTCTATGAATCATCATCGCATCTTCCATAAGAGTTAATTGTTTCCAAGTCTTTCTAGCTCCTTCTAATAAGGAACGACCATAAGGAAGGAAGTTTGTATCTGTAAGTAATCTAAAATGAGCTACTTGAAACGATTCTAAGAACTTAGTATTGTTTCTTTGTGAAATAGCGTTTGTGTTTTGTTCTTCTACTTCGAATCTTACTGAGTAAGGATTATCTAAATCATATCCTTCTTCTCTACGAGTTTCATAACAAGATAATGGTTGTGCATTTACTATACCTAAATCATCATCTAAATCTAAATAAAGATAATAATCACCATATTTGTTCATACCCCTTACCCAAGACCAAAGATTAAACTCAATGTTTAATACATCGTAAAATAGATTGTGTAATGTTTTCTTTAAACCTTCATCAGATGATTTAATACGAAGTACATCACCCATATCGTTTTTAAGAGTACACTCATCTGAGTATATATCTAATACAGATGAAATAATAGAATCTTTATCCATTGCTTCATAATCTGTATATAATTCTAATTTGTTTGAATGATAGTTAAATCTTTCGTTGTATGTTTGCCAATTCTTTCTTGAGTTAGAACCATGTAATCTACCATACCTATCGTAATACGCAGAACCTCTACGATTACCATCGGATTGTAGTCTTGATGAATCAACAACCTTTAACTTATCTTTACCAACTCTCCTTACAACTACTTGAGTTGAGAATAATCGTTTTAATCTACCAAACAATGAAGTATCTGCCATAATCTTTTCTTTATTAACTGCTTATTTCTATAAATATACAAAAAATATTTTTAATATCCAAATTTTATAGTAACCAACTTATATCCTCATCACCTTTACCAGTATTAACTGTCCAGCTTTTGGATGCTTTTTGAGAATCTGTCTTAAATACTCCTGAATGTTTAGATGTTAGGGATAGTGCTCTTCTATTTAATTCTATACCCTG